AAGAAGTATGTGATCTTTTAAAAGTGAAAGGTTTGTACTATGAAAACAGACATCAAAAAAGTTACAACACTAAACTTTACAAAGCAATTGTTAGTCACAATAAATGGTTAAATGGTGAAACAATAACGGATACAGCTAGAGCAGATATAATAGAATATTTAGGAAACAGAGAACTTATAAAAGATAGAATGAATTATAATTTAAAATGGTTTGAGTGTTTTGATAATGCACCCGCTGATGATAAAATTTATATAAGACTAATGTTATCAAACAAAGAAAAATTAAGTGATGAAGCACGAATCAAAGTATCTACTATTCACGCAGCTAAAGGTGGTGAGTGTGAAAACGTAATTTTAGTATTAGACAACGCTAAAAAAATAAGAGAAGCCACTACTAAAAGTATAATAAAGCGTGACGAAGAACACAGAGTATGGTATGTAGGTTGCACGAGAGCAAAAAGAAATTTATATTTAATGAGAGCAAAAATAGAACGAAAGGGATATCAACTATGACACATAAAAATATATTAGACGAAGCTTTTCCACAGTATACCCAGGTAGGCGGGAACCACTACACAAAGTTTCCAATTCAGCCTTACGAGTTTATTTCTAAAAATGATCTTAGTTTTTTTCAAGGGAACGTTGTAAAATACGTTTGTCGTTATCAACGGAAAGGGGGAGTGGAAGATCTTAAAAAGATTGTACACTACTGTCAGCTAGAGATGTTAAAAATGAACGACATGAAAAAGAAAAAGTAATGGCAAAATCAACTATTAAAAAAACAATTGAAGTTGTTAAAAACAAATTTAACTTAGAAATTTATCTAGGGTTAAAAGATACAATTGGATGGGAAATATTTCCTCATGATTATAGTGCAGCTTTATTTGCATTCAGTAATAAAGATAGATTAAATAAGGTAGTAATAAATAAATATATATACGAGGCAAAAAAATGAAAGTACCTCTATTTGAAGCCCAAACAGAATGGATCGAACCAGAAGAGTATCCTGATTTAAGATCCTATGATGAAATAGCAATTGACTTAGAAACAAGAGATCCTGATTTAAAATCTAAAGGTAGTGGTGCCATTATTGGTAATGGTGAAGTTGTGGGAATTGCTGTAGCTGTACCAGGTAAGAAGTTTTATTTCCCCATTGCTCACGGATCAGGGCCAAACATGGATCGTAAGAAAACTTTAAAATGGTTTCAAGATATTTTAAATACACCTGCAATAAAAATATTTCACAATGCAATGTATGATGTTAGTTGGATTAGATCTATGGGTTTAAAAATTCAAGGGCAAATCGTAGACACGATGATTGCAGCATCTTTGATTAATGAAAATAGATTTAGGTTTGATTTAAATAGTTTAGGTTGGGATTATCTGGGTTATGGTAAGAATGAGTCTGCACTTAATGAAGAAGCAAAATCTAGAGGATTAGATCCTAAAGCAGATATGTGGCAGCTCCCGGCGCTTCATGTTGGAGCCTATGCAGAAAAGGATGCAGAACTTACTTTAGAACTTTGGCAAATATTTAAAAAAGAAATTACTCACCAAGATGTAGAATCTATTTTTCAACTCGAGACAGATCTGTTTCCTTGTCTGGTAGACATGAGATTTCTTGGGGTGAGAGTGGACGTTCAAAGAGCTCATGAATTGAAGCAATCATTAATAGTAAAAGAAGAAAGCTTACTCCAAAAAATAAAAAAAGAAACAGGAATAGATGTTCAATTAATGGCTGCAAGAAGTGTTGCCAAAGTTTTTGATAAATTAAAGTTACCATACGAAAGAACTGCAAAATCAAATGCTCCTTCTTTTACTAAAAATTTTATTATGAATCATGAACATCCAATTGTTAGAATGATTGCTGAAGCTAGAGAAACTAATAAAGCGCATACTACTTTTATTGATACCATAATTAAACATGAACACAAAGGTCGTATCCATGCTGATATAAATCAAATTAGATCAGATCAAGGTGGGACTGTAACCGGAAGATTTAGTTACTCTAATCCTAATTTACAGCAACTTCCAGCTAGAAATAAGGAACTTGGACCTATGATTAGGTCTATATTTATACCCGAGGAAGGCCATAGATGGGGTAGTTTTGACTATTCTCAGCAAGAACCTAGGCTGGTAGTGCATTATGCAGCTTTACATAAATTTCCATCAGTTAATGATGTAATAGATAATTATGAAAATGATACGTCAACGGACTTTCACCAGGTCGTAGCAGACATGGCAAAGATTCCAAGATCACAGGCCAAGGTAATTAATCTTGGACTATTTTATGGTATGGGTAAAGCAAAACTCCAGGCCGAACTTGGTGTATCAAAAGACAAAGCAGCAGAATTGTTCGATCAATACCACGCTAAAGTTCCCTTCGTTAAGCAGTTAATGAATAGTGCTTCCAATCGTGCCCAAGAGCGTGGTCAAATTCGAACTCTCTTGGGACGATTGTGTAGGTTTCATTTGTGGGAGCCTAATCAATTCGGTATGCATAAAGCATTACCTCATGAAGATGCACTCCAGGAACATGGACCAGGGATTAGAAGAGCATTTACTTACAAATCTTTAAATAAATTAATTCAAGGATCAGCAGCCGATATGACAAAAAAGGCAATGTTAGATTTATATAAAAATGGTATAGTAGCCCACGTACAAATTCATGATGAACTTTGTATTTCTGTAAAGGATCCAGAACAAGCAGATAAGATTGTTGAGATTATGGAAAATTCAGTTACTTTAGAAGTCCCCAACAAAGTAGACTGTGAACTAGCAACTAACTGGGGAGAAATAAATGGTTGATTATGGCTTATTTAAATGCAAACATACCACCCGAGTACGCACAAATAAGGAGAGAATATTTATATGACGGCAAAAAACATCATGGAGAAGTTGAAGACTGTATTATCTTTGGCATTACCTGTATGTCAGGACGTGCTATCTTATGGCATGCGATTATGGAAAACGGTGCAATCTTTTATCGTCTCCCAATTACGGCTTTTATTCAACGTGGTTTTCAACCGAACGATGTTCCATCCAAGAGACTTGATGAACTGGAACTTTGGAATTCTTTTAGTTATTACCCTGCTGTTACTCTTTATGATATTTTAAGTGGGCAACACGGTAAGTACATAGGTAAAGATAAAAAGTGGCATCACGGTAATTACCTATTCACCATTGACTTTGCACATCCAGATAGTAATATACTTGACACGGAACATTCCGAAATACCGCACGAACATAAGTGTGCACACATTATCGCTTTAGATGATGGAAATTATGCGGCTCAGCCAAACAATAGAATAATCTGGGACCTACCTTCATTTACAGTCAAGGACAATATTCCTGACTGGAAAGTTCAAACTAATGAATGGAGTGTAGAAGACTCAGGCAAATGGATAACGGAAGATACTGATAAGTTCTTCTATGAGATTGAGGAGAAAAAAAATGATTAATAATGGTATATGTATAGATTGTGGACACAGACATAGAGGAATTGCACAATGTGAATTTTGCGATTGTGTTTGGGAAGTAGTAACTTTGGATCACAATTGGATAAAAGCAATCAAAGACTGGTTTAAAAAATTAATATTCTGGAGATAAATGCCTAATGAACATTGCAGAACTATTCAAAAAGAATTTTATATTAGTACCGGTAATAGCTTCTGTATTAGTTGGAACGTTCACTGGTGTTAGATATATTGTTAATCTTACAGACACAATCAACGACAATCAAACTCAAATAGTAAATCTTCAAAGAGATTTAAAAGTTGCACAAGAAAAAATTACAGATCAAAACACAAGACTAACTTCTGCAGAATCTACGTGGCAGATGGCAGAGAATTTATATAGACAATTAGCAGATCAAGTTAGAGAACACAGCTATGACATTAAGGATTTAAACAGGTAATGTATGGAGATTCTCAGGATGGATTACAGATTTACAGCAATACTTATTTTAGCTCTTACAATGTTAGCATTCTTTGCAGAACCTGCGTATCCTAGAAACGAATATCTTAACGAGTATGGCGCAAGATGTGGAGATTTTGAAACTAGAGTAGAAGCCGAAGATAGAAATTATGATTATAGACATTATAGTGACAGCAATAATTATGATGGTGACAGTGACAATTATAGATTAAGTTTTACTTACAGAAAATATTTAGGTGTAGATTGTAAAACTATAAATGAAAACGTACAGCTAAAACAACAATTAGAACTAATGAAAATGTGTGGTAGAGTTAACAATAACCCTAGTCTTGCACAGAATGAAAACTTTAGATTGTTGGTTATGAAATGTAGAGGTATCACTCCTACAAGAGACACTACTAGACCTGACGATGGTAAAAGTTTGTGGGATGATATGAAAGATAGCTACAAAAAAGAGAACCCAGAGCTTAAATTAATGAATGATAAGATCATAGGGCCCAGTAAAAGCAAATTGAAAATCCCACCAAAAGATTATATACTACCACTACCAAAACCTAAAAATGACTAAACCATTAAACATATCAGAATCAGCAGCTGTACAGATGCCGATGAAAACCGTAGCATCGCTAATAATTTTAGTTGGAATGGGTGTGTTTGCATACACAGAACTAACTTCAAGATTAGTATCTTTAGAGACTTCACGTGAGTTGTTTGAAAATGATTTGTTAAAGAAGTCTGAACAAGTGCCCACGGACCAGGAACAACATTTTTTAATTGAGGATTTATATAAGACTGTTGAAAAAATGGAACAGACTCAAGAGATGAACATGACTAACAAAGTCAACATAGAATTTTTAAGAGAACAGTTAGATAAAGCATTGGCTGATATTGAAGGATTGAAAGATAAGGTACGGGAAAATGGAAAGTCTTACTAATGACAGAGTTGATTGTAGCCTTACTTATGATTGTACACGGAGAGATTAAGGAAGCGCGTATACAACCGACAATGTCAGATTGTTTAAAAGGCAAACGTGTTGCGAAGCGTGAATCTAAGTCACACATAAAATATCAATGTATTAAATCTAAAGCAGAACTCGAAACAAATATAGATGGATCTTTATCTATAAAAAAGTTAATTTTAGAATAGGAGAAAAATTATGCAGTTGAGTAAACATTTTACTTTAAAAGAAATGACCCGTTCAATGACTGCTCAACGTAAGGGCATCGATAACACACCTGGATCAGGTGAGATTAAAAGTTTAGGTGACTTATGTTATGAAGTTCTTGAGCCATTACGTGCACACTTCGACAAGGCTGTAACCATCACTAGCGGATACCGGAGCGAAGCGTTATGTGAAGCGATCGGCAGCAAAAAGACATCGCAGCACGCGAAGGGCCAGGCGGTCGACCTAGAAATTTTTGGCGTGCCCAACATTAAGACAGCTTACTGGCTACAAAATAACGTGGACTTCGATCAATTGATAATGGAGTACTATGATAAAGATGATCCCGCAGGCGGATGGGTCCACATAAGTTATCACGAATCAGGTGCAAACAGAAAACAAGTATTAACTTTTGACGGAAAAAAATACACTGAGGGTCTTCCAGATATGGAATGGAAAGATGGAAAAGTTGTTGGATAAATTTAAATTATTTCACAAAATAGATACTGTTACTGGTGTCTGTGAAGAGTGTAATGAAGAAACTATTTTAGTTGCTATTGTTACTGAATTTTATAGGTGTACTAACTGTGGTCACGATACTAGACAACACATTAATGGCTCAATTCGATATTTAAGATTAGATGAGTCTGATAAAAAATGGATAAAAGAACATGGCAAAAAAATTTAAATCATTTGAAACAAGAGATAAGCCTAAAAAAAGAGGATCTCGACAACATAAAAAAAATTTAAATAAGGCAGAAAAGAGGCAAAAATCTCAACGTCGTTACAAAGGTCAAGGGTAGTGATTAAAATAGTGTTGTTGATGGTTTTATGCAGTGAAATTGCAGCCAATGATTGTAAAATTATACCCACACCTCAAGTATTATTTAATGATTATAGTAGCTGCATAATTTATGGCTACCAATATTCTCATCAATTAATGGCTAGTTTTGACCCAGAATGGACAAATAGTATGCTAGCTTATACTAAGTTTTCTTGCAAGCCAGATAAAATTATTTAAAATAATTATTGACACAAAGAAGAATATTTTATAGGATATCCTTATATTAAAAAATGAAAGGATATAACAGATGACTGATTTTAGCAAATACAAGAACATCTCTATTAAAAAAGAGACATATGCGAAGATTGACAAAATTAGAAAAGTGTTAGTACCCGATGATCCCGAAGTATCGAGAGCACAGGTAGTAACTATTCTAGTAAACAAAGAAGCCAAACGTTTAAATGGCAAAATAAAGTAAACCA